CAAGGCCCGGCGCTGGGTACGCTCCGCGAATTTTCAATTCGCTGTCGCTAGTCGGGCTTGCGCCCTCCCTCCGTTTCGCCCATCACCGGGCACAAGGCCCGGCGCTGGGTACGCTCGGCCAATGCAAGCATTGGCTGTCGCTAGTCGGGCTAAAGCCCTCCCTCATTCTACCGACACGGCGTTTTGCACGCCGCCCCTGGCCTTCTTGGTGATGCTGCTGTCCTCCAGCGTTCCTGCCGCCGTGCCGCCTGCCTCCGCCTGGCCAACCGAGGCCTGCGCGCCTGAGGTCATCATGATCTGCTGCCCCAGCTGGTTGGCGATATCCGGCTCATATTTGGATGCCAGCGCCAGGGCAATCTGCTGATACTGGGCCAGGGCCTGGGCCATGGTGCCGTTCTCCTGGAGCTTGCGCATCAGCTCCTCCTTGCCCTTGAAGTCCATCATGTCCAGCACCGCCAGGGCCTGGTCGGTCATCTGCGGGTTGAACATTCCCAGCTGGAACAGCTGGATAGCCAGGTCATTCTGCGCCAGCTTCGTATAGACCGCCTGCTTCTGCACCTGCACGTCAATGTCAAACACAGGCAGCCTATAGCCCATATCCACGCCGAAGTCCTCGCCCTGCCACTGGGGCTTCAAGCCCGCGTTGGAATAGCTGACAAAGTCCTCCTGGCCGTCCTGGCCCGTGATCCTGTACTGGCGCGCCACGTCATAGAACTGGCGGATGCGCTCAATCACCATGTTCACCAGCCGCGCGTAGGCCCGGTGGCTGGTGCGGTTGGCGTCCTTGCTGGATCTGCCCGCCGCCTCCATCTGCGCCATCAGGCCCGTGGCGCTGGTCACGCCCCCGGTGGTGCCGCCGTTCTGCACGTCCATGTTGCCCGTGACAAACTTGATTTCCTCCTTCTTCTGCTCCATGAAGTTGAGCAGGCTTCCGTTCAGGCCGCTCACCGAGATGGGGAGGATGGCGTCCCCGCCCATGGCGCCCTCGGTGTGCACAAAGGGGTTCGACCAGTCCGCGAACTCCTCCTCGTTGATCTTCGCCGCCGTGTTGATGAAGAACCGCGGCGTAGCCGTAATGGCCGCATTCTTGACCAGGGCCTGGTTCACAATGTCGATGGAGGTCTGGGTGTCCTTGGCCACATCCACATAGCCGTATCCGCAGGGGCTCCCCGCCACCCGGTACAGCACGTCAAACACAAAGGGGTACTCCCCGTCGTCGTACAGCCCCCGCTCCCGCAGCCGCGGGTCGTTCTCCGTGCTTTCCAGCACCACGTCCCCCGCAAACTTGCATAGGTGCAATATCTTTCGCCCGCCGCGATACCGGTGATAGTACCAGTCCACCACCAGCACCTTGTTCTCGTCCCTCACGCTGTCGTCCGTCTGAAACCGGCTCAGCACAATGCCCCCGGAGCCCCTCCCGGCCCCCAGCCTGCCCCGGGCCTGGGGGTATCTGTCCTCCAACTCCTCCCTGTCCGCCATCTCGCAGTGGAACAGGTGCGCCGATTTCTGGATGTCCTTGATCCCCGGCTCCCAGAACAGGTTCAGTACCTCGATCTTCTCAATGGTGATGTCGCCCATGCCGCCCAGCTTCGTCTTGTCCCAGAAGCACCCGTACACACCGGTGCCCTCCACCGCCTTTTGCAGCTGCACCTCGTCGTAGGTGTCCCCGAAGTGGTTCTGCGCCATGGCCACCGGCACAATCTTGCTTAGGCTTTCCGCCTCCCTCCGGTCGTCCATCGCCCTGGGCAGGATCACCGGCTCGGGGAAATTCTCCATGCTGTCCGCGTGCTTGCCCACAATGGCCGACCACAGCCAGGCCGAGGCGGGCTTGTCCTCGTCCACGCCCTGCACGTTCCGGATCTCCTCCCAGTTCTTCAGCTTCCACCAGTTCTGGGATGCGATAACCCGACGCTCCACCGCCGCCTTGCCCGCCTTGTACTTCATCAGCAGCAGCCGCGCCTTCCGCAGCTCCTCCTCACCGATGGCAGGCCTGAGTGGCAGAGATTCCGCAGGCGGTTGCGTTTCTTGCGCGGAACCGCCAGGCGCGGCGCTTATGCCGGGCAGGGGCATGGGTTCCCTGACGGTAGCGGCTTGTGCTGCTGCCAGGGGGCTTTGCGGTCGGCTGGGCGCCGCGCTTATGCCAGGCAGGGGCATGGGTTCCCTGGTATTAGCTGCCCATGCTGCTTCCAAAGGGCTTTGCGGTCGCCCTTTGGAATCCTTCGCGGCCGCTTCCTTGAGGGGTGATTGGAATTGTTCCGGTGCAATGCCCGTGCTGGGCATGGGTTCCCTGGCATTGTTTGCCGGAGACGCATGCGCGCCACTGGCGCGCGTCCGTTCACTCCCCTCGGACTCCTTCGCGGTAGCTCCGTTGGTTGGTCTTTGCTTCTCCATTCCTTTGTTGCCCGTTTTCCTGCTGGCCATGGTGCCTTTCCCCCTTTATGCTTGTCCTGCTTTGCCTTCTGTCAGATGCCCGCGCTGCTGATCAAGTCGGCTGCGCTGGTCGGCCTCGCTCCCTCCCACGCCGGCCGAGCTGATCCAGCGGGTCAACCATGTAAACCGCGCGGCGCGTGACCTCCGTCTGCGCGGGCTCTATGGGCCGCGCCATGCACATGTAGCGCCACTCGTCCGCCGCGTGATCCTCGCCCTCCGTGTCCAGATCCTCCGGAATGTGCGCGTCGTACATCAAAAGCGGAATCGTGCGGATGAACGCCCGGCAGGTGGAGAACACGTACATTTGCGGGTAGCCGTCCTCCGAGAACGCCAGCCGGTAGTGGCACTGCATCCACCCGGGAATCCGGCTGTTGTCGCCCTTGACAAAGTACACCCCCGCCCTGGCCGCCTCCTCGGCGATGCTGGGCCCCGCCTCCGCGTTCCAGATAGCCGGATCCGCCACCCCGTGGATCTGCTTGCCTCGCAGCCATGGGTGCTCGCTCTCCACCCGATGGATCTCCGCGAACACCCGGTTGGGCGTCCACTTGCAGCCCACATTGGGCTCCTCCCCGCCGCCGTATAGCTCCAGGATGCGGTAGATCACCCCCTCGTAGTCCACCGCCCACCAGGCGCAGGAAAAGGGCTTGGCATAGCCCCAGTCAAAGGAGCGGTAGACCGTCCAGCGCGGGTTGATGTCGAAGGGGTCAATGACGTGCGTCCATTGCCTGTCCCGGTAGTGCTCCGGGCTGTCCACAAAATCCTCGAAGAACTGCCCCTCGAAGATGTCCCACCGGCCAAAGCGCCAGGCGTCCCGCAGCTTCCGGGGCAGCGCGTCCAGCTGCCTGATGTAGGTGGGGTCGGCCTTCATCAACGCCACGTTGTCCGTCACCAGCGCCTGGATAAACTCGTAATCCTCCGGGTTCTCCCCCGGCTCATAGCGCCTGTCAATGAACAGCCGCTTGATGTACCCGTGCCCCACGCCGCCGGGGTTGCAGGTGTAGTACACCCGCTTGGGAAAGTCGTTCACGCCGCGCATGCACGCCACGATGCGCTGGATCCACTCCTGCTTGAGGTTCGTGGCCTCGTCGATGAAGATCACGTCGTATTCCGTGCCCTGGTACTGATCCGCGTCCCCGTCGCAGGCGCAGTACCCCAGCGTCAGCATGGAGCCGTTGAAGAAACGAAAGATCTTCTCCTGCCGGTTGTAGCTTGCCATGCCGCCCAGCATCGTCAGCAGCTGCTCCACATGGTTCTTCATCAGCTCCGGATAGGTTTTGCGCACAATCAGCATGTGGATGCCCGGATACCTGATGGCCAGCATCCGCGCCTTCTCCCGCACAAACCAGCTCTTGCCCCCGCCCCGTGCCCCGCCGTAGGCCACGTGCCGCTTCCGCGCGCAGAATGCCTGGGCCTGCTTGCGGTTGGGCTTCATCGTGATGCTCACGCTCGTCTGGGGCTTCTTTCTTCCGCCCATCTCCGCTCCCTTGCCTCTCTTGGGTTCCGCGCCTGCGGGCGCGGCCAGGGCTTTGCGGTCGCCCTGGACCTTCGCACGCAGCCCCTTTGCCTTGCCGCCCATCACCTGCATTCGCCCATCCCTGGGCACAAGGCCCAGTGCTGGGTACGCTCCGCGAATTTTCAATTCGCTGTCGCTAGTCGGGCTAAAGCCCTCCCTCTGTTTCGCCCATCACCGGGCGCAAGGCCCGGCGCTGGGTACGCTCCGCGAATTTTCAATTCGCTGTCGCTAGTCGGGCTTGCGCCCTCCCTCCGTTTCGCCCATCACCGGGCACAAGGCCCGGCGCTGGGTACGCT